GATCCATTTGGAAGAGTTTCCTATTATGAAGCCACAATGCAAAGGGTAAACGTCCAAGATAATGATAAAACTATCAATAGATAAAACAAGCCTTAGTAATTTAGATAGAGAAATTGCTCTTAAAGTAGAAGCAATTGGATATATGACTCAAGCACCATTTCTTGAAGAAGTTTCAAGAGCAGCATTTGTTATTCTGGGAGAACGCTTTATGTTTGCCACTGACAGATTTTCTGCAATGAATCCAAAAAGAATGCATCATATATATGAGTGGAATAAAGTTGGCAAACCAACAGCAAGACTTTTTGTGTTAGATAGAGTTACCATGCTTAATGGATCATTTATAACAGAAGCAAGATTCTTACCTTCAAAGACTCCCGTGCCCATCCCCATAGAATTATCTACAAGGGGTAAAGGTGGGGGGTATGTTTCAAAAAGAAATGTATTCAGAGACAAGGCTAGAATTATGGAAAAAGGCATAGAGATCAACTATGTTACTAAAAATGTACAAGTATTTTCAGATGGATTTGAACCAAGATTTGTAGCACCAGGAACAAGAATAAATATTAAAAACCCAGGTGGCAGATTTGTTAAAGATTCTTTGGCTATGTTTATGTCAGCCTGGTATCAAAAAAATGCTCAAGTAGTTATGAATTCATCTGGATTGTATGAGAAAATAGCTCATGAGGCATCATTGGCTTTAACCAGAAAAAATGCTGGAATTGCAGATATGAGAAGAATTACCATGCAGGTTGTAGAATCAGTAGTAGCAGGACGGGAGATTATCAGATGACAGTTAATTATAAATATGTCGCATCGTATGATGTGCGTAAAGCCCTTTTACAGGAGCTACAAGGCAAGGGATTAATTGACCTTAATGATTACATAGCAGATGGCTTCAACGTCCCCCTAGAGCCCGTTATACCCGCACAACAGGTACCTGAATTCAACAACCTACTTCCAGGCAAAACATATATCATTTATGACATTATGCAGAGTAACATGGGTACTCAATGGTGGTTAAGCGAAGAAACAATAACATTTGATGTGGTATCAAGAGATCAAGCTGAAATTCAAACAATCATAAACTTGGCTACAGACCTGTTTAGAAGATATGATTTAACAGCAAAAGACGTTAATCTGTCTTTGTCAGCAAACAGCCCATACGTCTATCATTATTTTAAGATTGATTCAGCAGATCCAGTTCAACCGTTTGCAAATGAAGGCGGGTTCATGAATGGTCTGATTTCTATAACCTATTCATACACCCGTGAAGTAGACGTACTTACTGGTAGATATACCTAGAAACTTTGATTTATTAAGCATTGCTGCTATAGTTTTACTTGAGGAAGTAAATTGTCTTATTTTTAGGTTTTTTAATCTAAATAAAATAAGGTGGTGAAATAAAAAAATGGCTAATAGTACAAAAAATATTATTGTAGGTGCAGCGGATATCTTCATTTCAAACGTAAATGGTGATGCTCGTCCAGCAACAGATAACACAACTCTAGCAGGTATCCTACCAGCTTCAGGCTCAGCTCGTACAGGTCTCCTGTCATCAGCAGACTATCGTGAAGTTGGATATACAGCAACAGGATTTGAAGTTTCTTATGAGCCTTCATACGGTGAAGTTCAAGTTGATCAACTTCTTGATGCAGCTCGTTTATTCAAGCAAACACTTAAAGTTATGCTTAAGACAGAACTTACAGAAGGTACACTTGAGAATCTTACTCTTTCATGGGGTCAAATGGATTCTTACTATGTAAATACAACAGGTTCAACAATCAATGCAGTTCCTACATACTCTGCAGTTAAGGTTCAATCTACTGATCAAGCAGGTGCAACACTTAACCTTGCAGCAGGTGCTCTTGGAGATGCTCCAGTAGAGCGTACTCTAATTGCAGTTGGAAATGCTCCAGCTTACACACAAGGAAGCAAGTTTGGTTCAGCAGGTGCACAGGGTTCAATTCGTCAGAAGGAGCGTGTTTATGTAGCACGTCGTGTTGTATCAGTAGATACAACAATGCATGCTCTTAAGCGTGATTCAGCAACAGTGTTCCCAGTGAACTTCCGTTGCCTTCCAGATGATCGTTCAAATAGCTATGCAGGATCAGAATACGGTGTAGTAATTGACCGTGTTTATGGAACTGTCTAAAACTAAATAACAATTTAATAATATTCAAGCCCCGTCAGAAATGACGGGGCCTCTGAATTTGTGTCTACCCATTCTATTGGTATAATTTAACTAAACAAAGGAGCTACAATTGGCAACAACAGTATATGATATTTTGGAAATTGAATTAAGTGATGGATCAACCATTGAGTTGAGACCTCTACCTATTAAGCAGCTTAGAAAGTTTATGGCTACTATTAAGCAGATGGAAGACACAGAAGATGGCAATGAAGATGCAGCAATGGATGTTTTCATTAAAGCAGCAATGATATGCCTAGAGGTATTTAAACCAGAACTATCAAAAGATACAGATAAGTTTGAAGAATTAGTTGAAATTCCTACAATGATGAAGATTTTAGAAATTTGTGGCGGTTTGAAATTAACAGACCCAAACCTTCTGGGAGCAGCTCTAGTTGGGACGAACTAGATCTACGCTCCCTGGAGTCCGAAGCTTTCTTACTTGGTCATTGGAAAAACTTTGACGAGTTAGAATCAACACTTTCTATCTTAGAGCTTAATGAAATATTAAATGCTATGAGAAAGAAAGAAGAGCGTAAAATGAAGTTCCAAGCAGCAATGAATGGAGTTGATCTTGATGAATCTTCTAGCGAAGAATCAGATATTACAGATCTCAATAATTCCAGAGTTGCTCAAGGCGAAGGGTTCGGAGTTGGCGAAGGACTCGGGTTCATGGAACTTGAATAAAGGGGGTGACTGCAAAGTATGGCACGTATAGAACTTAATATAGTTGCATTAGGTGATTTTACATCAGTTAATGCACAAATTAAATCACTCCAAACGCAAATTGGTTTATTAAATAAAAGTGTTGCTGGTGTTGGATTAGGCTCAGCACTTGCTAAAGACCTAGCGGCAGCACAAGCAGCATTTAATTCGACAATGCTATCTACTGGTCAGTTTACTCAAACTACAGTAAAAATGACAGCAGAAACTGAAAAGTTTGGTGCTGCATTAATGTCTGGAAAGTTAAAACTTTCTGAATATTTTAATATAATTACTGGCAAAGCTGGACAATCTGCAGCAGCCATGAAAGCACTTGCAATAGAGCAAGTAAAGCTGCAAGAATCAGTTGTTATGTCAGATCCGACAAAACGTGGAATTTTTTCTGTATATACGCCAACACAAATTAATGCTATTACTGCATCTACAAAGCTTGCTACAATGCAACAAAATCTTTACAATTTAGCTCTTGAAAAATCATCCCTTGCACTTGTTACATGGGGTAAAAATACTCAGTGGGCAGGTCGTCAGTTGACTGTTGGTCTTACTATGCCTATGGTTATGTTTGGTGCAGTTGCTACTAAATCATTTAAAGATACAAATACAGAGCTTACAAGATTACAAAGATTATATGGAGTTGGGCTTGTAGCACCAAGTGCGGATCAAATTAATAAAATTTCTTCACAAGTAATTGATTTAGGTAAGAAGCTTGCAACAAGCATGGGAACAGCGCAAAAAGATACTGCAGCAACAGCAGCCGATTTTGCTGCTATTGGCAGAACTGGAGACGACTTACTTACTGCAACAGAACAAGCTATGAGACTTTCTAAACTTGGCTCAATTGATGCACATCAAGCATTTACTGGGATTATGACTTTGCAAAATACTTTTAAAGTTGGATCTAAAGATCTTGCAGAAGGCGTAAACTTTATGACTGCAATTCAAAAGCAGACGGCTTTGAACTTGAATGATATTACTGATGCTTTTCCAAGAATTGGTCCTATTGTAAAACAACTCGGTGGAACATATAAAGATACAGCAGTAATGATGCTTGCTATGAAAGAAGCGGGAGTACCAGCAGCACAAGCTGCTAACGCTATTAAATCAGCTATGGCATCACTTATATCCCCAACAACTGCAGCAAAAGATATGTTTGCAAAGTTTAACATTAATTTAGGTCAGATTGCAACATCAACTGGTGGTAATCCAGTTAAAATGATTTTTGCTTTACAGCAAGCTTTGCAAGGTATTGCCCCGCTTGCCAGAGAACAACTTATTGAAAAGCTTTTTGGAAAATTCCAGTTTGCTCGTGTTACAGCACTCCTTGATAATTTAGGAAAGGCTGGATCTCAAACGCAGCTAGGATTTAAAATTGCTGGAGCTTCAGCAACAGAACTTGCAACACTTATTGATCAAGAAATGAAAATTGCTACAGAATCTGTTACTGGTAAATGGTCAAGAGCAATTGAAGGATTTAAAGCAACAATCTATCCAGTGGGCCAAAAGTTTCTTGAAATGGGAACAATGATTCTTAATTTTGCTAACAAAATTGGAAAAGCTTTTTCAAGTCTGCCAAGTCCAATAAAAACAGTGCTTGGAATATTTGCGGGTGGAGCGGCACTTGCAGGACCAGTAATTATGTTAACTGGTCTTTTAGCTAATTTTGCGGGATATATACTTAAAGCTTTTATTAATTTAAAACAATTAATAACTGGCGGAAAAACTTTTAAAGAGCTTTTAACACCAGAAATTATTGCATCACAAAATGCTGCACAATTATTTGGATCAGAAATAGCAAAAGATGTTGAAGCTGTTGATTTGCTTGCAGCAGCAATTGAAAAGTTAACAACATCTTTGACTGCAATGCAAGCAGGCCTTACTGCTTCAACTGCAGACGCAGCAACAGCAGCAGCATCAACGATGGCATTAGCAAATACAAACATGTCTTCTACAAGAGGAATTTATGGACAAATGACGGTTGCAGAAGCTCAAGCAAGAGCGGCAGCGGGAGACGCAGGATTTGCTGGAAGATACAAAACAGGAGCTGCAAGTCCAAACAATCTTCCATTTAAAACACTTGCTCAAGATGAAACAGTATTAAGTAAGCCAACAAGTGGAGTATTTGCCATACGTGGAATTAATGAAAAGCTTGCATCTGAAGAAGGTGTTGCAGTAGAAGAATACATAAAGGCAATGACAGACGCAACTGGCGAAACCGAAGCTTATGCTTTAAAGTTTAAGACAAGCTCAACACAGTTCCTAGAAGCATTGACAAAAATGGTTGATGATGAAGGTAGAATACTGTTAACTCAAGAAGACGCTCTTAAGATTAATGAACAAATTAATATAGAATACGAAAAAGAATTGCTTAAGATGAAAACTGTTAACGATGTTAACAATCCAATTGCATCAGTTTCAAGTAGAGTTATGGCTCAAAATTATGCTCTTTCAAGTAATCCAGCAGCAATGCAAAAATTTTGGAATCAATTTAATTTATCAAGCAGTAATGTATTTGATCAAAGAAACCGTGCTGGTGGAGCTGGTGCATGGATTGGTGGAGCAGAAGGATTTGCTCGTCAACAAGTAGCACTCACTGGAGCAGGAAATGTACAATTTGTTCATGCAATGAATGAAGAATTTAAAGCAAATGAAGCAAGAATTATTGAGAGTATGCGAGAAACCGCTAGAAATGCTGGAGTAGCATTTGACGAAACCCTGGTTCCACAAATACAAGCAGGACTTGAAGCTCTTCCAAATGAAGTTAAAGCAATTATAAATGAATCATTTGCTGGACTTCCAGCACTTGTAGAAAAAGATGCAGTAACAGTTGCAATGGCATGGGAAGAAGGAATGGTTGCAGCAATTGCAAAATCTGAAGTTCCAATTTCTGAAGCCGTAAGAGAAGAATTAATCGCACTAGCAATTGCTGGTGCACCAGAAGCAGAGCTTGCAGGAATGACTTTGGGAGAAGCATTCATGGCTGGTCAAGCAAAAGCTATGGGTGTAGTTGGTCCACAAAGAGAGCTGCCAGGAATTTTACGTGGAAGAGCAGGCGGAACATCTGGAAGAATGGGTGGAATGGGAGTAGGAATGGTCGCCATGATGGGTGGCTCTATGCTTTCAGGTAAAGGCGGTATGGCTGGCACAGCAGGATCAGTTCTTTCAAATGTAGGTATGGCATCTATGATTGGAATGTTCTTACCAGAATCAATTCCACTTATGCCAATTTTGGCTGGAGTAGCAGCAGTAACACTTCTTTATAAAGCTGTTGAGCATCTTTCTGAAGTAGAAAAGAAACATAAGGCCGAAGCAGAAGCAGATTGGAAAATAAGTGCAGATGCAGCATCATTTTACGGAAATTCAATTGATGCAGCAACAAAAGCATTTGGACAATTTACATCCGTTGTTCAAGGTGCAGCTAGCGTAGTTTCTGCAAGCGATGTTCAGCTAGCAAACTTTGTAGATATGGTTAATAAACTACCTAAAGATAATCCTTTGTCTTTAGTGTTTCAACAACTTACAGATGAAACTAATCCAGCAAAAATTAAAAAAATTATACAAGAATATGTAAATCTTCAAGTAGCAATGGGTGCAATTAAACCAGAGCAAGCACAAGGGTTTATTGATCTTTTATTAAAAGCTACTGGTCATGGAACATCAATAGGAAACATTTTACCAGAAACAAAAACACAACTAGAAGCAGTTAGCGCAGCTTTGAAAGAAACAAAAAATGATACGGAAAAATTCCAAAGCACATTTATGTCCTCCATGTCTTTAGTTGCTGGGGCATCAAGTCAAACAGAACTTGAATCTAGATTGCAGGCCGTAATAGCTGGTTTAGGTGATGCATCTCTTGGTGTTGATATGTTAAAGCAACATTTTATTTCTATGGGCAAAGAAGGAGCAGCACAACTACAAACACTTCAAGCATTGTTAGCATTGCATTTCTCTTCACAAGGTATTATGGAAATTATGGCTTTGCTTTCAGCGGGTGGTTCAGTAACAGCAACTGATCCTAAAACTGGTAAAGCAAAAACTGAACAACAAATGATAGCAGAGTTAGCTGCATCCGCATTTACCGCAAGTAATTCAACTAATGCAAAGACCAAAAGTTTGGATTCAGCTAATGCAAAAATTGGTTCACAAAATGATAAATATAAAGCTCAAATTGATCTTTTAACAAAACAAAAAAATAAACTTGATGATGCTTTAAAAACTCAACAAGCAATAACTGCTGAATTAAAAAGACAACAAGACTTTATGGTTTCTCAAGCAGATCTTGAAGGACAAATAAGAGTAGCAATTGCAAGTGGAGATTATCTAAAAGCAAATCTTTTACAAATGCAAAAAAATTCTGGTATTACAGATTATGCAAATCAAAATGCTACAAATGCATTACAAAATCAAATAGATGCCCTAGACAAACAAATTAAAAACTATCAACAAGCTATGACTGATAATCAAACAGCTATTGATAAAAATACTAAAGCTATTGATACTTTAAATAAAGATGGAGTAAAAGTTGGAAGCATAAATTGGGGAGATTTAGTAAAAGCTTTAGGAATTTTGCCTCAAACTGCTACCAAAGGACAAATAGCAAAATCAGTTGTTTCTAATGCACCATCTGCATCAGGATTTTATAGAAACTATAGTGCCACTGGCAGCGGAGATACGTATACAGAGTTTGTTGATCCAGGATCTTCTGTTCCTACATCGTTAAGTGAACAAAAACAAAAAACAATAGCTTTAATGATGGCGCATGCAGATCAAGGAAAATTAAGTTGGCAAATGGGATCTGGTGGAGAAAGACAAGCAGTTAAAGCTTATGCAGCAGCAATGGGCTTTACTATGGATGATTCTAATCAAGGAATATTTGCTATACATGGAGCAAAGAAACAATATTTATTCCAAGTTGTTGATAAAGATGGAAATGTACACATGCTTGGTTCTGGAGGACCAAATCAAAGTTGGGATGGAAGTAAATTTAAAGCAACTGGCGGAGCAATCAGAAAATTTGCAACAGCAGGAATGATTACTGGTCCAGGTGGAGCAACATCAGACATGGTTCCAATTTGGGCATCTAATGGTGAATATATGCATAGAGCATCTGCAGTTGCTAAATATGGAACATCATTTATGGATTCAGTTAATAATGGTTCATATGATCCACAAATGCCAAATGGCGTTGGTTCTGGTACAATTAGCAATAGTACATATAACATTAATGTTACTGTAAATAACGAAGATGCACAGGGTATAGCGAATACTGTTGTAACCGCTATTAAGAGATTGCCAGGAATGACTGAATCTAATAGAAGGGTAGTGGTCTAATGAGAATTCCAATAGGTGTACAGCTTGCATTACCATATGATCCCGCAATTACCCCGCATGGCTACCATCCAATAGATAACCCAAATGATCCCCTATCTTGGCATAAATTAACTGACCATAATCGTCAACCTATTGGAATCAGTTATGATTTAATTGAAAATACTCAAAGAATGGCTAACGGTATTCTTCGTAAATATGTGGTTGCAAGAAAATTTAAGATTACTACAGCTTGGCAAGATCTTCCAAGCCTAGATTCAAACTTAGTTGATTACTCATCTGGCGTAACTACTACAACTGTAAGCACTACAACAAATCAAGTAGTTGCAGCTAACAGCGAAAACACCGTAACTGGAACATGGTCTAATATGATTTCAGATGCCGCTGGAAATGTATTTTTTTATTCAGACACTCTTCCAGATAGAATAGGACGATCAGTAACAATTGCTGGTGTTTCACCCACAATTACAAATGATAGCAATCAACTAGGTAATGGAACTTATGTTGTTTCATCAATTCAATCCCCATTAAAAGCAAAAGCAACATCAACTGGTTCATCAACAGTAATTACATTAACTAATCAAACATATGTTATTGGTTCATCTACAATAGGGCAAGGCATGGCCGTATCTGGATCTGGAATTCCCAGTGGAACTCAAGTTGTTTCTGTTTCAGTAAATGGAAATGTTGTTACATTAAATCAAGCCGTAAATCTTGCAACCCCAACAGACCTAGTATTTGGAGGAATTTCACAAGGATATTTTTCTGTAAAGTCTGCAAAATCTGGAATATCTGGAATTACTGGAACTTATTCATATGTGCTCTCACATCCAATAGCTATGGGAGTTAGTTTAGATAAAACAGATTTAACAAAAATAACAATTGCTGTAAATAACCAATTAGATATTCCTACGCAAGGTCAAACAATAACACTGTATAATACTTTAAATGCAAATTTAGATGGACAGCACGTTGTAGATTCCGTTAGTACCGCTCCAATGTCTTTTACAGTAATTATTCCAGGTGGTATAGGAACTTCGGGTACAGGATTAAATACTGGATATTGGTTGCCAGGTGTACAGACTCCACAATCAACTCCAACAACTACAACTGTAATCAGTACAAATACAAACAATGCTCACGGCGGAGCTTGGATAAAAGCCTTCTATGAAGCTAATGCTTTTCAGCCAGTATACGTAAAACTTATTTATGCACAAGATACAATTCCTGCAGAAGGAAGCGTACCAGATTCAGGTACATATAAAGATTCAAAGCAAACATCGGGACAAATTTTTGAATCATATATGAGTTCATTCAACTATGATATCAAGAAGAGAAGAGGGTATAACTCGGCTAATGCTCTAAATACAGGTTACGATTATGTGGATCTTAAAATAGAATTTACGGAGATCTAATGCTAGGTACAGATAAGGTTAAGAAGTACTTTGATAATAGTGCAGCTACAGTATATCCTTTCATCTCCGCCGAATGGAATTACAATTTAATTTATTATCCATTTGCTACATTTGCGGGTAATGGAATTAATGTTATTAATGATTTTCCAAGCACTGGATGGAATGTTACAAATGGTGGCAAGAACAATATTACTGCAACTGAAGTTCAAGATGCAAAGCTTACAGGAACATTTACCGATACTAAATCTGTTAAATTTACAGTAAAAGCAAGCAATGTAGTTGATGCATATAATTTTGAAGGAAAAGTTTCAATTAACTTTCCGTTAAAACAAAGCGGTGCAAAATGCTACAAGGTTGTATTTTATGCAAGATCTATTGATAACAACATAGTCCACCTCTCAACAACGCTAGACAATAACACATCTGGACTACACTCTTCTAACGGATTTATGACTTTGGATAATTACACATGGCAAAAGGTAGAAATAGTTGCAGGTGTTAAGCCAAATGGAACAGAGTACAACAATTTTGACCTTACCCTTGATTTTGCAAATACAACACTTGATGCGGCGGGATTGTGGGGAATTGAAGTCTGTCACCTACAAGCATATGAGATAAGCTACTTTGATTACTGCTATGGATCTCTATGGTCTACAAATAGCATCTTTACATATTTTAGACCAGGTGAAAGCTATGTAACATCTGGAAATGCAAGCATTCCTGATATTACAAGAACGGTTACAAAGGCAAATAGTAAATGGAATAATTCTATGCCATGCTCACCAGTTGTATATTCTCCAAAAACTTTATTCTCAGTAAACTCAAATTCAATATATAAGAATGGAAATCTTTCACCATTTTCACAATATAAGTATTTTGTATCAGAGATTCCAAATCCTACAACTTCTGTTGGTGCTATATATGAGGAGTTGTTGCAGGTTAACAAGCTTGTATTAAAGTTTAATGTAAGTCAATCAAAGCCCTCCAACCTCCTAGTACAGTTATATAACACTGCTAAATCAACAGAGGTTGATTCTACAATTAATATTAAATCAGCAGATATTTCTGATGCTGGAGTTTGTGTTCTTTACTATCACCCTGAAATATCAGATGCTTCAAAAAGATGGAATACAACAAAATGGACTTGGGATGCCGCAACATCTGGATCAATGCCAACAATCAATTCAAAGGGTCAAGTTACAAAGTCTACTAATATAAATAAGATTGTTTTAACTCAGATTTCTACAGATGTTGTTGCAGCTTATAAGACCAATTCTTATAACAAGTCAGATGTTAATACAGTTGTTCAAGAATTTTCAAGATTGCAGGTAGTTGAAATTTCTCCAAGAATGGAACTTGATCTATCTTCGTTTGTAATAGATTATTCAATTACAAAAGAACTTGATAGCAAATCAACGCCACTTCCTATATCTTCAATGTCAGCAAATGCTGCAACTATTGCTCTTTCAAACATCCCGCTGTCTGGAGATAAGAACATACCTCTGTCAGTATTTTCTACAAATGCAAATGACTCGACAGTATTTATATCTCCGCTTAAAAATTTACTTACAAAAAATGTAAAGTTTTACATGAACTATTACATCCCATCAACTTCTGTAGATACACAGGAAAATAGAATCATTCCTGGCGGAGTATTTTATTCAGATAGTTGGGATAATCAAGATATTAAAGTAGCTAAAGTTACTTGTTTTGATGCAATAAAATTTTTACAAACAGTTCCAGTTGCAGATTACGTATCACATAAACAAAGTTTAATTAACATTTTTACTAATCTTATGGATTTTTCAGGGTTTACAGATTATAATTATGATGAGCTTTTGTCTGTACTAAAAGACAATAACCATTATCTTTCAGCTACATATTTCTTTGCTGATTCAAAACAAAAAACAATTTATGATATTCTACGTGAGGCCTTCCTAGCTTATCAAATTGGATCCTACATAGATGAATATGGAGTAATGCGATTTGCAAACTTAAATCAAATTATTTCTAATAACATTCCTACCTATACTGTAGATGATTCTAATCTTGTAATCAACAGCTATAACGAGAGTATTAGAGCTAAAACTGGTAAAGTTATTATGCGCTACAGAATGCCACAGATCAAAAGAGCATTACCTGGCACGGGAGCGGTTAATTCAAAACAAACAACAATTTTAAATCAAGCACCAGACATTATTTGGCAACAAGAAACCGAAGATGTTGTTCCATACAACCATTTATCAGAATCAATTTCATCAAACTCTCAGTCATACTATAGAGTCAACCCGTTAGAAAAAGCAGACTTATTCTATTCTTCAAATATTGAACACCATAGCTATGCGGTGGTAGAAGGAGAAATCATCTCTACTGGAGATCAAGAGATGCAATTCTCATCTGGAAGTAAAAGCATCTTTGTTCCAGTTACAGGACAAAACGATTTAGCTGAAGCCATAGCAGAATTTTCAAATAGCGTAGGTGTAGCATCAATATCATATGAACCTACAAGCAGATTTAGAAATGTAAAGCGTGGATTGTTTGGAACAAAACCAAGTACTCATACAGTAATGTCAGATAAAAATGGACCAGGATTTGGTGATAAGCTGCAATACTGGTCTATTGCAAACGATTCATACACAATTACTCCAGGACAAAATTTAAGCATTGAAAATGAATTGATAAAATGTCCGATTACTGGCCCAGCAAAAACTTTTTCTTTTGTTACTCCAAAATCAGAATTAGATCAAGGATACAATACCTATTCTGCAAAATTTAAATTTTATCCAAAAATTATGGGAGATCATAATGTTGGTGGAATTGTTTTTAATATAGATAATTCTTCGTCTATAAATAACAATGCTTTTTTTGCAATGATATCTGCTAAAACAAATCCAAAAAATTTAACTTTAAACAATTATGAATTAAATTATGGAAATTGGAACGGATCTCCATCAGTAGGAGGAGTTTTAGATGTAACAAATGTAATAAATGCTTATATTTCAAACCAGCCAAAAACAGATAAGTTTGCACAAAAAGAACTTGGAATGATTAATTTAAAAGTTACTGTTAATTCTAAAACATCAAAAATAGTTATTTATATAAATAATTATAGAATTCAAACAGATGTTGATGCAACATCTTTTGTTGCAAATAAAAATACAAGATTTGGATTTTATTGTCATGGAGATAATGTTGCAACAAGTCAAGTTTATTTATCTGAATTGTATGCATGTGAAAGCGTTGTTGATGAAACAGTAAGTTATCATTTTCAAAAGAAGTCATTTTTAAATGATCTTGTTGCTGATAAAAAACAACTTGAAAGATTCTTTTTTGTTCAATCCCAACCAGTTGTAATTGGTTTAAATATGTATGATGTTCAAAATGTAATTTCTCCTTCTATGGGTGCAGAGCCATTTAAAGTTATGTATAACCTTTACTATTCAAATAGTGTTTTAACAAATGCTCCAACTGATTGGATTTCTGTATATGAAAATAATTTATCATATTCTGATGTTATTAATAGCGGCTTTAGATCTAAATTTGCAATTGTAAATAATTCACCGTTCTCAATTTGGACTAAAACTGGTAGTGAATATAACAAGGCGGTTTCTGCACAGTTTATGGTGGGAACAAGAAGTCTTATTGTTTTAACAGAACAGCAGTCCTTAGAAAGAGTATTAAATCCACAAAATGTAAATGAGGTTGTAGAACTACAGTCAGATTGGGTTCAATCATTAAAGGCTGCCAACTCTATCTTAGGCGTAGTTGCTAAAGCATCAGATGCTTTCAGTAAAAATATTTCCGTTGAAATATTTGGAAACCCATTAGTTCAAGTGGGAGATGTTGTTTCATTAACTCATACTTTAAAAAATATTTCAGGAATAACATTTTTTGTACAATCAGTTAGTCAAACATTTAATCAAGGTTTAAAAACTATGCTTGTGCTAAATGAAATTGGTTATTCTCCAGTTCCATCTAAAGTTGGTACTGCACCAACTCCACAAACAATATTAAATTCTGCAGGAACTGTTGTTATTGAATCGGTAAATGGAATTCCAGTTACTGCAAGTAATCCCGCAAAGGGATCAATAGAGGGTGGAGACACAGTTGTTTTAAGTGGTGGAGCGGGATTTGCAGCGGATGCATTGCCGTCAGTATTGTTTGGGAGCTCTGCTGCATACAACGTAACATATATCAACTCTCCAACAAGAATACAAGTTTCATCTCCTGCACATGATGCAGGCTCAGTACCAATCTATATAACACTTGGAACAAGTTCTTATTCAACAAAAACATATGCAGCATTTACATATTCTGCCGCTGCCGCTACAGTTGTTGGGCCCATAACAGATTTAACAGTTTATTCTGATACATATAACTATGCAACTAAAAAAGATGACATTACATTGTTGTGGACACAACCAACAAACTCAAGCTTGTTTGATTACCATATTTCTGGAGATCAAGAGCTATGGGGAACAGACGTGGCATACCCAGCTGGCCAACCTTATAATTTAGCAATACCAAACCTAACTGCTGGTAAGATTTATACTATAACAGTAACCCCCAAGAGTAGTTCTGGGGCTTTAGGTGATTCAATGACAATTACACACAAGGCAGGAACTGCAACAGATTTGCCTGGAGTAATCATTAATGCAACACCAATATCATCCACTTCATTTAAAATTAATTTTGGCGGGGTATCCAGTCTTTACAATGTTATTACAAAGCCTATAAAGTCATATGTAATCACGCTATCAGCTACTGGTAAGCCAGATCAAACATTTACTGTAACAACAGGAGAAAAAACATTTACAAACTTAACAGCTATTCCATATGACATTTTAATCAATGGATATCCAAATGCGGATGGAACAGGAGATATTCTTTGTCAAGGTGCTCTTTATAACTTTACTCCAGGCACCTCAACATCCATTATTACATATTCGGGTGTTTCACCAAGCACCCCAACAATAGATTTATCTTTATCTGATGGAACATCTACTGCATATAAGAATATTAATATTTTAATTGATCAAGATACGAGTAATAATACACCAGTGTCTTATGAAGTAACCTTATCACCTGGAAGATCTGGTCAAGCTGATGAAATTATTACACCTAAAAGCGTAACTCAAATGCCACTAGCTAATGGTGTGTATACATTTACAATAACAAATGTTCCAAAACGAGATGATGCCTCATATATTGTTTATGTAAAAGCAAAGAATCAAGAAGGAACTTTAAGTGGTGCGGCAAAGCAGGGTATACAGATTCCTACAACATCTAAACCAGTTTCAATTCCAACAGCGACTGGAAATACATCAGTTTCTTGGACAGGAAATGCAGGCTATGATGCATATCACATCGTATATCAAGGTTTATCAGCAGAAGGCACTAATGAATATAAAATTGATTATGTGGCATCTTCACCTGATTGGAAGAATCCGTTAGATGTTTCTATATCTAATGATGGAATTAATTTTACAGATAGTTCATTTTCATGGTCTGAAGGTGGAAGCGTAGTAATAACCGTTACTGGTCAAACAAATAATGTTAATGGAGATAGTCAAACATACACATACCCTATTCCAGTTTCAGTAGTACCTAAACCATTCTCAACTGGGCCAAAAGTTGTTGCAGAAAATTTCCATAGAAATGCAGATGGTAGCATCTATCATGCTTCAGGAGGATGTTATAGTTGGTATAATCCAACAACACCATCTGCTCCAACGGGTGATTGGGTTTCATGGGGATGGGATTGGGAAATTTATTATAATAAAACATCAGCATCTGGAACACCAGGTAATACAGGACACAAAGATCATTCATCACCAAACATAAACACAGGATCTTCATCTTACTTTTTGGTAAATACTGGATCAACTGGAAGCAGTTATTTTAGAGTTAGACAAACAGTTGTTGGTGCAAATGGAACAACTTATTATAGTCCTTGGGGTGGTATAAGTGGTAAGTTCACCTAAAAATGATATAATTAAGGAGGGAAAGGGATAAAATGTCAGATACAAGAACAGATAATAATAATTATATAAATCCCTTAGCACCCGCCCAGCGTGGTAAATTTTATATTGGTAAAAGCGATCCTAACAATACAGCTATCGGTTTAGCTAAATTAGGAGCACTTTTTGGTGCAGGCAACGTTATAGTTGTTGATGACCAAGAGTTGTTAAAGTATTTAAGTACTGATTTATTAAGTCTTTATAGCGCAGAAGGATTTGACCCACTAGCTTTATCATCTACAGATTCATCTACAAGTGGTATTACAAATCAAATTTCAGGTACAGTTACACTTACCCCTCCAACAAATTTAAAAATAGGAACATCAAAGTTAAATACAGCATCGGGATCAAATACAATATCAGTAACTGTTTTATTTAATCCCGTTCCTGGAGCAGATTTTTATGAGATTAAGTACGTGGCAAGTCAAGCTAAATCTACGCTTCCAGTAACTAACGTAGTTACTTCTGACTCAACATCTGGTAATATAGTAGTAGCATGGGATGCTATTGCTAATGCAACAAATTATGTTATGGCTGCTACAAACCAGTCTACAAATGCTTCAAGCTCTGAACTAATTGTTCCAACAAGTGGTGACACTAGGGTTAGTGGTTCATTTACAAATGTACCTCATGGAACTTATAAGGTTACTATTACTCCTTATAATCAAGACGGTTTGGCTGGAGCAGTATTTACTACAGGGAATATTACGGTATAGGGGGAGCTATGTTAAAAGGCACATACGTATTTAAACAAAACGGGGTTGAAGTAGGACGCTCAGAAAACATTATTACTACAAATGGTAAGAATGCAATCTTGCAATATTTGAGCGGGTCAATTCAAGAATGGGCATCATCCATAGCCGTAGGTACAATTAATACTACTCCAACAGTAAATGATCTAACATTGGCATATGAGATTGCAAGAAGCCCAGTTACCCTTAAGTCATATAAAATTGGTACACCAAATCTATTAATAGTTAAAGGTACATTAGATGCTTCTATTGCTGCTAACATTTATGAAATAGGAGTATTTCCGATTACAACCTCAAAAGTATTTGGAAGAAGAGATACACTTATTATTACAGATTTTTCAACACCAACAGATTGGGTTTCATCTGCTGGAACATCAACAAGTGTTCCATACGCCGCACAAAGTAGCTTATCTCCAAGAGTTGGGCTTTACAGTTTAGATTTATCAAATGGTACAACAATTACAAATAGTAATTTTTATTTAGATCTATCATCATATTCTCAAGTTGATACATTAGATGTTTTAGCAAACGTTCCATCTGGCACATCAGGATCAGTTCGTGTTACATTAACAGATCTGACTGGCGCATACACACAACTTAGCTACCCTTTTGATGCCTCAGTTAAATCTGGATATCAAGTATTGTCTAAAAACTTTACATCTGCAATACAAACTTTATCTACAATTTCTTCAATAAAGATTGAAACAATAGGTTCTTCTTCTGAAATTATTGTTGATGCATTAAGAGTTTCATTGCTTGGGGAAGTTACAAACACTGCTGGATTAGTTAGCAGATCAGTTTTAACAACTCCAATTGCAAAAGTCTATGGAGTGCCGTTGGATATAGAATACTATCTCCAACTAAGTTAGGATAGAATATGGCTACAACAAGTACTACCGCCCAATGGAGTCCAGGTGCAACAACTCAAGCATCAGTGACTCAAGATGGCCTGCTTCCAGGAAGTAGCTATGTCTTGTTGGTTCGTGCCGTAAAAAAGAATGCGGACGGTACTTATGGAGTTTCAGACTACGCATCAATACCTTATACAGCATCAGCAAAGGGTGCAAGTGGACTTAATCAATTAGCAATCAATGATGGTACAGATATTCAATTAAATGGTGGAGCATTATATGCAACAACTACAGATGCACCATTTCCTCCAAACGTTGGATTGTTTAATGTAGTTACTGGAACGACAAAGGGTACTGGAGTTATTCTTAATAGTACTGGTATTGCTGGATTTAAAGCTGGAGTTAAAACATTTTATATTAATGCTGCAGATGGAACTGCAGTATTTGCTGGAAGCGTTGCATCAAATGCAACAATTAATGGTGTAACAGCTAGTGCTTTAACTACCAATGTAGCTGTAGCCATAACTAAAAATCAAACATTTGTTGGTACTACTGCACCTACAGCAAACAATGTTGGTGATATGTGGTATGACTCAGCTCATGGATATAAAGCTTATAGATGGAGTGGAACTGCATGGATCAGTGTACAAGATACAGCAATTCAATCTGCAGCTCAAGCTGCATCTGATGCAAATAATGCAGCACTTGCAGCACAAAGCAGCGCAAGTGGAAAAAATACAATTATTTATGGAACAAAAGGTGATACAACTAATAATGGTTATGCTCCAAATGGTACAAAGCAAACAGTAACATCTTCAGCTACTGGAGGCACCCCAACAACAGATACTTTTGCAAATACATATTCAAATACAAGTAATAATATAGATGGGGATACTTGGTTTGTAAGGAATGTTGATGGAAGCATTATTGCACAGTACACAATTGTTTCAGGTACATGGACAAGAACAACTGTGTCAAGCCAAGTAATTGGAAACTTAGATGCTGGAAAAATTACTGCTGGAACAATTAGTTCTATTGCTTATAACAATGGTAATGGAACTTTTTCAGTAGACACATATGGAAACCTTATTGCTACCTCAGCAAGTATTACTGGATCAATAACAGTAGCATCAGGAACTAATTATTGGGGTCCAACAGGAATGAGTGTAACAACTGCTATTGGAAATATTTCAATGTCAGCTACTTCAGGTACTGGATATATTAATCTAGCAGCTGGAAGCCCAACTTCTGGTATTGATGACACAGCTACTTACAGTGGATCATCAGCAACCGCTTATAATAAAACTTCAAAAATTAAATTAAGTTCAGCGGGAACTTTTATTTATGGTATGCCAGTTCAAGGAAACTATACAGATTATCAATCAGTTGCGGGAGGTACAATAGCATATGTTATAACCGACCCCAATTCTGGAAACTTATCTTATGGTATCGGCGCAGGTGCAAGACAAAGAATGTTAATTGAAGATCCATATAGCGGACTTGTTAAATTAGGTATGGCAGTTTATTATGGCCAAAGGTCCAGTGCTCCAGGTGGCGGTACTGGATATGTTGGAGATCTTTGGGTTAGTTGGTAATAAATGGCAGCAAAAGTTTGGGTAAAAAATACACTTAGTACTTGGTCTGAAGCAAAAATATATGTAAAAACCGCATTAGCAACATGGCAACCAATTACTAATTTGTGGGTAAAAGATACACTTTCAACTTGGCAATCAGCTTATTCTTCTACATTTCAAATTGAAAAAACTGTTGAAGCAAAAATTGATTTAAGTTCTGGCAGTGCAACATATAGCAATAATGACTTGGCAAAAGTATATGGAACTATGTATCACGTTAGTCCAACTCCAACATCAATATCTTATAATTTTAAATTATTAAATTCATATGGAACAACCTACACACTTGCCTCTGGAACAAGTCTTTCAAATCCTGCAACGGGTGCGTCATCAAGAGTACCAGCAGGTACAAATACATATGCTGCAACAATACCTCAAGCAGGAACAGCTGCTATGGGTCGTGGAGGAGATAATTTTATTACTTTTTCAATTACAGCAACAGATTCTAATGGTCAAAGTTATCAATCAACAGGGTCTTATACTTTAAGAACTCCAGCTAAACCAACAGTTACAATTGATACTACATATCAAGTATCTAATTCTATAAGAATCAATTGGGCAGCTGCAAGTCAAGATGACTATTTTGCTACAGGCAGATATCTTGTTTATTATCAAGATTTAAATACTGGAACATATACATATGGATCTTCCAGTAGCACCGATGGAACTGGTGGATATGTAGGTTCTTATTATGGCACAGCAACAATTACTGGATTAAATAATAGTCATACATATAGTTTTTATGTAATTCCAATTACTGGATCACAAGGTTACAACCCAAATAATTATAGCGGATATTTAGGCGCAGCTGGTGGCGTAACCACTGGAACTACTTTAGCACCACTTTCTGGAAGAACACCTCAACCAATGGGAGACACATTTCCTGGAGGAACCGTTTATATTGAAGAATATTCTGCCAACTGGTCTATTACTCCAACAAGCTATACATATCAATGGCAAAAATCAACAGATTATCAAACATATGTAAACATGCCTGGTTATACAACAAGATCAATTACTGTACCAACAGATTTTATTACTAATGGAAACTATATTGCATTAAGATGTGTTGTTATTGCATACTATAATAGTATCCCAAGCGATCCTACAAATTCTTATCCAGTAACAATCCAATCTAGAACACTAGCAACACCAGTATTATCTGTTTACAATGTTGGTTTTTCAGTGTATCCTACAGGTTATGCAACAATACATATTGATAATTATGATACAGCATATTCAAATACAGAATCTTGGACAGCATCAATTAGTCCAAATACTACTATAAGTAAAAATCAAGAATTTCCATATGAATGGATTGCAGATAATTTAACACCTGGTACTACATATACGGTAACAATATACGTTGCTAAAACTAATTTTACAACTGCTTCAGCATCAATTCAATTTACTGCACTTCCTAAATATGCTGGAGTTCCTCAATTTTCTACTTATTTTGGTTCCACATCTTCTCAAGGATTTATTGCTGTTTACTCTTCAGATGCTGCAAGAATAGATTGGCAAGTATGGAGAAGTGCAAATGGAACTGGAGTTAGTGGTCATGGAAATTCAAATACCTATACGTTATTTGATTCTGGAACGGCATACGGAACTGGTTATTTTTATTATGATCTTCCAAGAAATGGTTATTACTATATGACTGCTACAGGATACAATAGCAGCAATAACACCTTGGGCGGGGCAACTTCAAATAGTGGCGGACAAACAGGTGTTGCACAGAATTGGTTTTACACTGGATCTCCCAATGCACCATCGGCGGGAACCGCAAGCGTATCTGGAACAGATGCATATTTAACTTGGAGCCCTTATGTAGATACATTTAATCAAACAATGGGTGCATCTATACTTAACAACGTACAGTCATATCAAATTTATTGGTTACCTACTTATTCACCACCAGCAAATACTGTTACTCCAGATTACACTGGATTGACTGGATCAAGTTATACTGCAACTATTGGTACACCCACAACAAGGCATTATTGGATTAGATCGTATACAAATAGTGGAAATATAGCTGATACAAGCGCATGGGTATATTTAGGCTCTGTAACAATTGCTGCGGTTGCTCCCACTGCACCAACAAGCTTGACTGCTACAGGAACAGCAAACGGTGTTGATTTAAGTTGGTCAGGTGCTACTGGTACAATAACTAATTATGGAATATGGTATAGCGGTTCAGCAACTGGAAATCCATCAACTTCAAGTACTCCAGATTTTACTTCAACAACAACAACATACTCAGATACTGCAATAACACAAGGAAGCACAAGATATTATTGGGTTCGTGCTCAAGGACCAGGCGGTAATTCTGCATGGTACCCAGCAGGCAACGGAGTATCGGGAACAAGAGTTGCAAATGCAACTGCTCCAACATCTGTATCAGTATCTGTAAGTGGAAATGTATTTACAGTTTCATGGTCGGGTGCAACTAATGCTACCCAGTATCATATTTATTGGCTTAGTTCTTCTGGCTCATCAACAACAACAAATCCAGCAACTGGTTATGATGCTGCTACAACTAATACATCGTATGATTTTACTTTATCTTACAGCAGTTCATATTATTTTTATGTATCAGCAGCAAATAGTAATAATGTGTGGACACCTTATAACTCTGCAAGAAGCGCATTAGCTTCATCTGGTGCACAAATTACAATTCCATCAACACCGACTGGAATATCTGCAACTACAACAAGAACTGATGGAATCTATGTTTCTTGGAATGCATCAAGTGGTGCAACCTCATATGAAGTTTGGTGGGGTGGTCCACCTCTTGATTCATATACCCCAGATTTTTATCCAGGAACTAATACCTATGTTTTAGACACTGGCATGGGTGCTGGTGGATCAAGAACTTATTATGTTCGTGCAAGAAATTCAGCTGGTGCTTCTTCATGGTCAGGAGGAGCTACTGGTACAAGAGCAAATGTTGTAGTTTCAGCACCAGGAACACCTTCAATTACATTGACATATTCAGCTGGGCCTTCATGGAGTGGATCTTGGTCAGCAACTGGTGCAACATCTTATACTTATGCATTTTATACGGCAACAAATAACTCTGGAGCAGGTGCCACATTGGTAAAAACAGGAACTGGAACCAGCATGTCGTATAGTGGCGGAACCAATATTTGGGGACAATTATCAGTAACAGCAACAAACAGTGGAGGTTCAACAAGTGCAACAAGTGCTTGGACATAATATGTTAACAAATCAAGAAAAAATAATAGAAATTACAAACAGACTTAATAGTTTAAAGATACATATTCCTATTCTTGAGGAAAATATTAGGGATTATCCAGATAAAGATCATCCAGATAAGCCCACAAGAAACTCAGTTTTACAAGACATTAAAGCCAAAGTCGGGGTTTTGCAAGAAGAACTAGACAAACTAACACCATAAATGGTATACTATGAAAGGAGGAAATATAAATGTTAACAAATGAAGACAAGATTGGTATTGCAAATCAGCATCTTAAGAATCTACAATTTAATAGATACAACCTTGAGTTATCGCTTAAAGAGGAACAAGCTGTATCATCTCCAAATGATGCAGTAATTCAAGATCTTACAACTCAATGTATTACTATTGATTCAAAGGTTGCTGCTATCCAAGCAGAAATAGCCTCCCTATCATAAAGGAAAATACAAATGGCAGATAAAGCGGAATTAGTAGTTACCGCTCTTCAACAACGTATCGGTGAACTAGTCTCAAATTACGAGACTCAAATTGCTATACTCAGAGCAGAAATTACACAACTAATAGACAAGCAGGAAGCTATCAATGAATATTCTCAAAGCCTTTCAGAAAAAACAAATCAAGCAGGTTAAAGACGCAACTTTTGTTCCCAGCGGCTTAGTAGGATTAAACGCTGGAAATTTTTACTATGTAAAAGGTAATAAAAGGTTTAAGTTTGTTTCTGAAAGAGCAATGCATTCATGGGCTTTGCCTGTGTTAAAAATTGATGCTACATTTTTAAATAAGCTTACATCTGGCGGGACTCTGGGATTTAGAGATGGATCTTTGGTGCAGGACATATCAGATGGTAAAATATATCTTATAAGCGATTCAAAACGCAGACACGTTATAGATCCAAGTGTGCTAGAATGGTTTGATCGTGAAATTATTAAAGCGGGACAAAAAGAAATTCTTGTCCATGAAGAAGGAGAAACATTAAGTGACATTTGATCCAACAGTAGACAACACAGTAATTGACTATACAGCAATTTCATCAATGCTTCAATCAATCAAAAGCCATGATGACTTGTTCTTGCAACTTTCAAATGGATCTATGGGTTCAATTACAAAAGTTGGTAAAGCAGGTACAGCAGGAGTTACAAGTACTATACCAGCTTCTCAATTTACAATTGCAAGTGTACAGCTAAGCGATACCTTGCAAAAAGGAACATGGACAGGCACAGTTAATTATGGTCAATCTTTTATTGATGTTCCTACTATTACAACAACTGTTTTTGTAAGTAACGCAACAGGTACAGCACCAGTTGCTTATCTATCTAAAGTTCCAGGCACAACTGAATGCACAGTAACAATCGTTGATGCAAAGGGAGCAAGTGTGCAACCATTTACTCTTCACCTACTAGCGTTTGGAAAGAAACCTCTTTAATGTACTTTCCTATCAATGCTTGGACAAAGCGGGATAGGAGAATAAGCCGTGAAGGATATGTACTTATAAAAGTACCAGAACATCCAAAGGCTTTCAAAGGTTGGTATTATGAACACCGACTTATAATGGAAAAACAATTAAATAGAATTATAGAAGATTGGGAAACTATCCATCATATTAATAATGATAAAAAGGATAATAGATTAATCAATCTTTTTATTTGTTCAAGAAAAGAACATAATAAAGCACACGCTGCTTGACAGAAAATAACAACATACGATACAATAAACTAAACCCCCAGAAAGGGATTACATGAGTAATGATTTAAAGTGGATGCTTTCATCCGATCAGCAGTTCCCATATCAGGATGATAAGGCCATTGAATTATGGTTTAAAGTCATGAAGTGGTTTAAGCCAGACGTTGTAGATTATCTTGGCGATACAGATGATCAAGCATGCTACAGCAAGTATACAGAAGGTCGTTCTGCAGAATTTATGCAGTTACACAAAGATGACAGCAAAGATCTTATTGTCCCTATGATGCGACATGAAGCAAAGGGTGCACGAGATTTTTATGCTAAGACTCGTGAAATGCTTCCAGATGCACAATTGTTTTCAGCATTAGGAAATCACGATATCCGTATCTTTGATTACATTGATAAGAAGCTTCCAGATTATGCCAAGGATGTAACACCAGAATCGCTCTGGTCCCTAGATTCTTTAGGCTATGAATACATTTATTATAACGAATTGCCTAAGCATCGTTTTGGTGACATTCACGTTCATCATGGTCTTTCAATTGCTGACACAGGTGCAGTACGAAAAGACATTGATGATCTACAGATTTCTTTGATTAGAGGTCACTCACATAGAATTGCATCACATTTCCAGACATACGAATTACCAGCAGCAACTGGTGGCAGAACAATTCGTGGATACGAGATTGGTCATATGTGTGATGAAAAGAGTTCTGGCATGAAATACACCCAGAACCACAATTGGCAAAAAGGTTTTGCAATCGCACACATTGAGAATGGTGAACATCCTCATGTACAGATTGTAGAAATTTCCCCTGACTACACTTGTTTTGTAGATGGGAAACTGTTTTCAGTATAGAAAACAAATACGTAGATGGAAAAATTTAATAAAACAAAGGTTTCAATCCCTGCTCTTTAGAGCAACATCTACACTAACAAATAAGGAGAAATGAAATATGAAGATTAATCAGGCAATGATTGAATCTTATGTTCGTAACTTGATCGGTCAGATTATTGGAGCGGCAACAATTGTTGCAGCAACAACACATGTGGCTATCTCAAGCTTTGGCGGACACGAGTGGTTGCTAGTAGCAAACTCTCTATGGGCATCTCTTGTTCCAGTAGCACTACGCTATGTTAACAAGAAGGACCCTGCTTTCGGTATGGTTGCACAACTTGCAACAGCAACCGTTACAAAGAAGCTAGATGAGGCTGCAAAGCCTAAGAAGGCTCCTGCTAAGAAGCCAGCTTCTAAGTAGGCTAAAGAAAAACTAAATAATGTATTGTAGAAAATGCAACGGCAGAATTTTTGTAGACAGGATTTATTCCCAAAAAATCCGTGTTGAGCTGTATTGCGTTATGTGTGGGAACAGATGGATGATCAAGAGAGATTCAAGGTTCGGTATATGGCTGTCAAAAAACGAGGAAAGACTTCAGAAAAGCTACGGTATTTCTATTTAAATACTAAGCTTTATAAAGTCTTAAGACAATCAAGAGCAGAAGATCTAATGGTCGCCTGGGATTACGAGATGGGTAAGCGTGTAGCGTTTGTATTAACTGACGTTAAGAAGAATTTGCAAAACGCTTACCCTCTTTCCAAGGTATCTAAAATTATTGGAAGACATGAAGACACGATCAAAAGGCATTTATATGCGGGTAATATTAAAAAGCCACAACAAGTTTACTCTTTAAATGGTAAAAAAACTCCAGGCAAATACTATTGGAGTGAAGATGATGTTAGAGAAATGCACGAATTTTTTAAGACTGTCCATAGAGGCAGACCTAGAAATGATGGAGAAGTCCATCCAGGAAATATGCCAAGCAGAGCGGAGATTGAAGCAATGATGAGACAGGAAAACATTTTATATGTTAAAAACAATGATGGGACATTTAGTCCAGTTTGGAAGCAACCAGAATGGTAGACAATAATAAATTAAGTAAAGAAGCTAAGCAAACGCTTGATGCTGCAATAAGAGTTCTTGAATATGCTATGGAGATAGCTGGACAGAAAGAGGACTTAGATGCTATGATAGCAATATCAGATCGCCTAATGATGCTTTATCAACACCTTGCAGATAAAGGTCAAAAGAAGTTTAAGCCAGGCTTTGCATTAATGGAAAAGGAAGAGGTTCAGAAAGATGACGAATCAGACTAACGTTAAAGTTGATTTACAGTTTACCCGCAACCTAGGTAATTTTGAAAGCCTAAAGGTTGGCATTGGTATTGAAGATTATCAACGTCAAGGTGAGACTATTGACGAAGCCACAAATAGGGTGTATACTTTCGTAGAGAAAAAGCTAATGGAAAAAGTTGGCGAGATAGAGGAAGAGTTAAAGGCAAATAAAAAATGACCAAAGATGAAGCAAAACTAGCCTACGGCTTAGTTGGCTTTTATTGTGCTTTATACAAGCAGGTCTATAAAAAAGCTCCAGTCGTAAATCGCTATCGTGAGAAGTGGGCAATGCAAGATGTTATTGACAGTATTGGGTATGACAGGGCAAAAGAGTTATTAGAATATTATTTTAAAACTTCTCGTCCAGGCCATCCGCTACAATGGTTCTTTTACAATTTTGAAAAGATAGATTTAACACTTACTCAAATTGAGCAAGACAAATTACGTCGTGAGCTAATCAGAGCAAAAACGAAAACTATGGTTGAAGAAAGAGACAATGAATACAGAGTCAGCAGTAATCACAGCGATATGTGAGAATAAAGATATTTCCGTAGTAATGTCTGGAAATATTGATGAGGTCTTTACTTCGCACAGAGATGTGTGGGAAGGGCTTAAGTCTTACTATTTAAAGTTTAAGGCTGTACCTGATGTTTCCGTACTTACCGAAAGATTTAAAGACTTTGAACCTACAAAGGTTAAAGGCGAGACAGCCTATTACTTAGATCAACTTAAGAATGAATACCTTGCTTCTAGACTACGCAACTTGCTTTTATCTTCAGGTGCCAGTTTAAAGACTGAGGCTTCAGGTAGGGTTATTGCTCAGATGCAAGCGGAGCTTGCTACACTGGGTAAGCTTACTTCAAATGTCAGAGATGTTGACTTGACTGATTACAAGGAAGCAGAAAAGCATTTTCAAGCAATCAAAGACCGCTCAGATGCTATGGGTGGAAGTCCAGGTATCATGACAGGGTTTAAGGCTATTGACTACGCATACCCCACTGGGATGGCTCCAGGACACCTTATTGTGATGATTGGTTGGCCAGGTAAGGGTAAGACGTGGTTCTCCTCTTATTTGGCCTGCAAAGCTTGGGAACAGGGCTTTAAACCTATGATCGTGTCCCTTGAAATGACACCTGAAAATATGAGAGACCGTATTTATACTATGATGGGGTCGGGACTGTTTAAGGCTTCAGACTTTGCTAGAGGAGATATTAATATTGACCAGTTTGATGATTGGGGTTCAAAGAAGTTTGCTGACAAGAATCAGTTCATCCTAGTATCAAATGAAGGTATGGGAGAGGTAACCCCTAACGTTATCCAAGGAAAGATTGACCAGTATAAGCCTGATATTGTTATTCTTGACTATCACCAGTTATTTGCTGATAACCAAAATTCTAAAGGCCCTACAGAACGTAATATGAATATTTCAAAATCTTTCAAGAAGTTGGCAATGTCTAATAACATTCCAATTATTGATATCACTGCTGCAACTGCAGAAGAAGTAGCAGATCATGATTCACCACCAATGCTAAGCCAAGTTGCTTGGTCAAAGGCAATTGAATATGATGCTGATATGGCTATGGCAATTCATAAAAATCCTGATAGTAATATCATGGAGATTGTAAGCCGTAAGAACCGTCACGGAACTGAATTTGGAATGTATCTGGATTGGGACCTTAATCGGGGAATTGTTAAGGAAGTCTACGATATTCCTATTGGATAAATATGTAATGTCTAGCTAACTTGGTATAATTATCAAGACAGTTAGGCAGCCATGTACCCAAGAAAAATACATGACTTTTGGATAAGCGGGACTATCGGAGACGATGCCAAGCTCCAAAGCTCTAGAGAGAACTATGAAAGGCTTTTAGTCCAGCAGATGCGGGACAAAGGTTATGTTCCCGTCCTTGACATACAACCACAATTTAATATAAAATATAACGAGGAGAAGGATCACTATACCTTCAACTTGGTTATGTATGGGATGTATCTTGGGAAAGCCAAAGCACTGAAGTATGAAGGTTTCTCAGGTCAGAGTTTAATACCTAAAGGATAAAAAATGTTAGATGCATATAGCAAAGCGGATCTCCGCTCTATTCTGCGTTCTTGCAATATTGATATTGTTTCTGAAACTGGCACAGACTTTTTATGCCTATGCCCATTTCACCATAATGTTGACTCGCCAGCATTTGCGGTAAGTTATTCTAAGGGTCTTTACATTTGCTACAATCAAAACTGTGATTCATCTGGCACAGTTCTAGATCTTGTTAAACAACTTACTAACAGGAACGATTTTGAGGCATTGCGTTTTATATCTGCTAATAAGCAAACTGAAGCGGAAGCATTTGAAGATGGTTTAAAAGATTTGCTTGATGATAAGCCAGAGTTTACAGAATTCCCACAGGAAACTTTAGATAAGCTTTACTCTGATATGGCAAGCAACCCTAAAGCAGTAGAATACTTTGGTTCACGTCATATAGGTCTAGAAGCTATTAATCATTTTAAATTAGGTTATTCTGATAAGCAAGACATGGTTATAGTTCCCTTACATTCACCCGATGGATTGCCAGTTGGAATTATTGGCAGATCAATTGAAGGAAAAGCTTTTAAGAACAGCCCTAATCTTCCACGTAATAAAACTATGTTTAATTTACATAGAGCAAAGCGTGAAGGCGGAACTATAATTGTTGTTGAGTCTAGCTTTGATGCTATTCGTTTATGGCAGGCGGGATATCCAAATGCTGTTGCTACATTAGGTGGTAGCATATCAGATGTTAACATTCAACACTTAAATAAGTATGCATCTACAATTATTATTATGACAGATGCAGATGCAGCAGGTAAAGCATTAGGAATGACAATTGCTAATAAATTAAAGAGTAAAAATGTTTTGTGGGCTAAATATGACCACAATGTAATGTATCCTCATTCTGCAAAAGATGTAGGAGATATGACTGACGAAGAAATAAAACAATGTATTAAGAATGCAATTCCGCATTTTGAGTACGCTGTTATGTGATATAATAGTAATAACAGAGCATCTACAGCTCACTACACAAGGAGAAATATATGGGAATCGTAACAGGCTTGAAGGCAATGAACCTTCAAATGGAACAAAAATCACATTCAGGTGATTCGCAAAAAGGAAGATGGCTACAACTTAAAGATGGCCAATCGTTAAAAATCCGCTTCATGCAAGAAATTGATCCAGACTCACCAACTTATGTTGAGAAGGCTGGGCTAGCTTTTATTGCAATTGAACACACAAATCCACATGATTACAAGCGTAAGGCACTTTGTACAATTGAAGATCAAGGTCGTTGCTACGGATGTGAAATGCACCGTCGTGATCCAAAGGCTGGTTGGAAGGGTCGTCAACGTTTCTACTCAAACGTATTGGTTGATGACGGAACAGAAGAGCCATATGTTGCAATCTTTTCACAGGGCGTTGGGCCTAAGTCAGCGACACAAGAAGTTGTTGCTTATGCTGGGGAGACTGGAAGCATCACAAATCTTAACTGGAAGCTAAAGCGTACAGGTGAGAAGACTGATACTAACTATTCAATCATTCCACTACCTACTGCAAATGCAGGAGATATTGATTTTGATAAGTACGAATTGTTTGATCTTGCTAAGACAGCAGTTCGTGATGTTCAGTACCCAGAGCAGGAAAATTTCTATCTTGGAATTACTTCCGATTCATCAAGCCCAGAAGCATCATCCACCTCATCAGCTGTTGAGTGGTAATAACTAACTAGTAGAAAGCTAAACATGTCTGACTTTGTTCACTTGCATGTTCATTCGCACTATTCGCTTATGGACGGTTTAAATACACCACACGAATTGCTTGTGGCTGCAAAAAATCAAGGTCAGACATGTTTGGCTATTACTGATCATGGCAGCCTTGCATCTCATAGAGATATGCAAATTGCTGCTAAAGAATTAGGTATGAAGCCTATTCTTGGCTTAGAAGCTTATATTTCTGCTACAGATCGGTTTGACAAAAGAGCGGTTTCAAAGCGTGAAGATAATACATCACTTTACAACCATATTATCTTGCTTGCTAAAAATGATTTAGGTTTAAAGAATCTACAAAAGCTTTCCCAGATTGCTTGGACAGAGGGTTACTATCACAAGCCACGTATTGATATGGAAGTACTCTTTGAGTATGGTGACGGTATAATTGTTGTATCGGGTTGTATGAACGGTCTTATCTCTAAGGCTATTGAGCGTAATGAGATGGATAAGGCAAGAGAGCTTGTCAAATCATTTAAGAGCCGCTTTGGTAGCGATTTTTATATTGAAGTGCAAGCACATAATCCGATTGAGCTTAATAACACCTTGCTTGAATTAGCAGATGAATTTAATGTTAAGCCAGTTGCTACAGGAGATTGTCACTTTGCAGTTAAAGAAGAACGGGATTTGGAAGAGCTTTTACTTATCTTATCTACCAAGCCAACACAAAACAAAGAAGCAGATTATACAAGTGGTCGTCTACGATCTAATATTATTGATAGGTTTGACCATCTTTATCCCAACCGCCCTATTTCTTTCGCTGACATTAACGTTTTTATTCAATCCCGCAATGAGATTGAGGAAGACTTTGTTAAAGCGACGATTGACCGCAAAGACATTTATGAATCATCAGTAGAGATTGCTGATAAGGTTGAAGCATATGATTTTCATGAGAATCTTGATTTGCTTCCAGTACCAAAAAAGAATGCATTAAAGACAGTAAAAGATTTATGTGAGAAGTCTCTAGTAGAAATGGGATTAGACAATGAGACATATAGAGAAAGACTCAAAGAAGAACTTCAAGTTATCGCTGACAAAAACTTTGCTAGTTATTTCCTTGTTGTTGGCGATATGGTGGGCTGGGCTAAAGAAAATAACATCTTGGTTGGACCAGGACGTGGATCTGCAGCAGGATCTTTAGTATGTTATTTGATGGGTATTACAGAAGTAGACCCAATCAAGTTTGACCTACTGTTCTTCCGATTTATTAATCCAGAGCGTAATGACTTTCCAGATATTGATACGGACTTTATGGACCGTCGTCGTGGAGAAGTTAAAGAGTATTTGCGTAAGAAGTTTAAGCATGTTGCTTCCATTTCCACATATCAATATTTTAAAGATAAGGGTGTGATTAAAGATGTGGCTAGAACTTTCCTGGTTCCTTTAAAAGAAGTTGAAAGAACTTTAAAGCATGTTGAAACATTTGAAGAATATGAGACAAGCCCAAACACGGAAGAATTTAGAAAGAAGTATCCTGAAGTAACCAAGTATGCTTCAATGCTTCGTGGAAAGATTCGTGGCAATGGTATGCATGCAGCGGGAGTTGTGGTTGCTAAAGACGATATTAGCAAGTATGTTCCTATTGAGACACGTAAGGATCCAGACGATTCAGTATCAGGTCGCATTCCAGTAGTTGCATATGACATGGAGCAAACCGCTGATCTTGGGCTAATTAAGCTTGACGTACTTGGACTTAAAACATTATCTGTGATTGATGATACTTTAAATACAATTGAAAAGATTAGCAAGAAAAAGATTGATTTAAAAGCACTAACACTAGATGACCCTAAAGTTTTTGAAATGCTTTCAAATGGTTTTACAAAGGGTGTGTTTCAAGCAGAAGCAACACCGTACACAAACCTTTTGATGAAGATGGGTGTTAGTACGTTTGAAGATCTTGCAGCATCTAACGCATTGGTTCGTCCAGGTGCTATGAATACTGTAGGTGGTTCATACATTCGCCGTAAGAAAGGCGATGAAATGGTTACTTATGCTCATCCAATTATGCATGAGTTTACAGAGCGTACGTATGGAGTTATTATTTATCAGGAACAAGTTATGCAAGCTTGCGTACACTTGGGCGGTATGACATGGATGGAAGCGGATAAGGTCCGTAAAATTATTGGAAAGAAGAAAGATGCTAAAGAATTTGATATCTTTAAAGATCAGTTTATTGCGGGAGCAAGTAATCATATTACTCCAGAGGATGCGGCAAAACTGTGGCATGACTTTGAAGCACATGCGGGATATTCTTTCAATCGCTCACATGCTATTGCGTACTCTATGCTTAGCTATTATACTGCTTGGCTTAAGTGCTATTATCCTCTTGAATTTATGTTTGCCATTCTTAAAAATGAAAAAGATAAAGATGCACGTACTGATTATTTGTTGGAAGCAAAGCGTTTGGGTATCAAAGTCTTGCTACCGCATATTAACGAATCTGAGTTGGATTTCAGCATTCAGGGCAATTCGATAAGATTTGGTTTGTCTAACATCAAGTACATTTCAGATAACATTGGAAGTAAGATCACAGCATTAAGACCCTTTAAGTCATATTCAGATTTTACTGAAAAGGCTAAAGAAAAGGGAAGCGGTATTAATTCAAGAGCGTTGGATTCTCTTAATATGATTGGTGCTTCTGCTTTTCCTGATAACCCACGCAAAGGCAATGAAAATGAAAATCTTTATGAGTATCTTGGCATTCCAAAGTTTGATACAGGCAAGCTAAGCCCCGCAATTAAAGCTCAGGTTAATCCTTTACAAGAGTTTCTTGAAGAAGGTTGCTTTGTATTGTTAGCAATGGTTAAGTCCATTAAAAAGGGCACGGGATGGTCTAGAGTAGAACTTGTAGATGATACAGGATCAGTAGGTATCTTCCATAGTGAGAATACACAAATTGAGACTGGTATGATGTATTTCTTCTTAGTAGGAGATAACCGTATTCACAAGTATGTAACTATTGATGATGTTGTTAATAAGATTGATGATCCATTTGTACAATGGTTGTACAGAGATAAGTTAAAGATTGATTCAGGAAAGCGTTTGGTTCTTGATTTTACACACTATAAAACAAAAGCAAACAAGATGATGGCTCACATTATCTTGTCAGATGCAGATAAAACTTTGGAACGTGTAATTGCTTTTCCAAAGCTTTACACTAAGGCATTAGGTAAAATGCAGGCGGGAATGATTTGTGACCCCGCAATTGCAGAGATGGAAGATGGAACACTATATGTAAAGGAGGTAGGATAATGACAGAAGAAGTTAAGCAAGATTTAAATAATGTAAACATTTCTATTGAGCAGATCGTAGCATCAATTCTTAGCAAAGTTGGCAAGGTAGAACTTTCATTACAAGAGTTGTTAACTGATTATTCATCTAAGACTATTGCAGTTAACCAAGATGATGAAACACAGTTAATCACATTTGAGTTGTCTGATTTGCCAGAAATGCAAACAGAAAATCAATAAATGATGTATAATAGGAATATATGGCTCGGTCCTACATTCTTAAAGGTACAGAAAACGAATATCTTTTGGTCATTAGAACAGAAGATGAAAAGGCAGTCTATAGCATTATAGACTTTTTAGCAACCAGTAGAAGTGAACAAATCAGGGAACTGGCAATTGAATTAGAGAAGAGTATGAATGATAACGGAAGAGATTCTAGCAAAGCTAGACCCGAAGACAAGAGCAAGAGTACAACTAGCAACAAAAATAAGCGTAGAAAAGCAAAAGACTCCTAGTATTGGGTTGAACCTAGCACTTAAAGGTGGACTTGGTTTTGGTCGTCAGGTAATGATCTGGGGCAACAAATCTGCTGGTAAGTCTTCTTTTTGCTTACAGATGATTGCAGATGCTCAGCGTAATGGTAAAACTTGTGCTTGGATTGATGCAGAAGCATCTTATGATGTTGCATGGGCTAAAAATCTTGGAGTTGATTCAGATGCTTTGATTTACTCTCAAGCAAAATCAATTAATGATATGGTAGATGTTGCAACTCAGCTTATGGATGCTGGAGTTGATATAATTGTAGTTGACTCTATTTCAGCACTACTTCCCGCAATCTATTTTGAAAAGGATAGTACAGAGTTAAAGAAGCTTGAGGATACTAAGCAGATCGGTGCGGAAGCAAAGGATATGACCCATGCGGTCAAAATGTTAAACTATGCGAACAAAAACACGCTATTGGTTCTCATTTCACAACAACGTAATCAGTTTGGTAGCATGCATGCCTCCCACATTCCAACAGGAGGGATGGCAGTCAAGTTTTTCTCTTCGACAATCATTAAATTATGGTCGTCAGAAGCTGAAGCTAATGCCATTAAATCTGGCATTCAAGTTGGTGACAAGATTATTGAACAAAAGGTTGGGCGACCAGTCAACTGGATTGTTGATTACAATAAACTCGGACCTCCCAATCTATCAGGGCAATATGACTTTTACTACCAAGGTGATAACTTGGGGGTGGACTCCATCGGAGAAGTTGCCGATGTTAGTGAAATGATGGGTATCATTCAAAAGGGTGGTGCTTGGTACACTGTAGGAGAAGAACGTTTTCAAGGACGTGCTAAGGTTATTGATTACCTTAGAAATAATCCAGATATTGTAGAAGAATTAAGAGGTAAGATTTATGACAAATCTTGAAGAATTTTTGAATAAAGATAAAGTTGAAAAATCTACATCTATTCAAATGGAACCCGCAAGTGGATCTTTTTCGTGTCAACATGAAGATTGCGATGAAGTAATTTATGAAGGAGCTATTGATAGAGTAAATCACAAACTGACATGGACCTGTTCAAGAGGCCATCATTCCAGCGTGGTGGTTTAATGTCAGAGCGTGGGGAGATTAAGAGAGATGGCGCAAAAGGGCAAAAGAATAGTGGTCGTGGCGACTATCAAAAAGGGGACGCTCAATGGCATAATTTTTTGGTTGATTACAAAGAGTATTCAAAAAGCATCTCCATCTCGCAAAGTATTTGGGCAAAGATTTGCACAGACACTTTTAAAGTTGATAGGAATAAATATCCAGTCCTTAAGCTCATACTTGGCGAAAGCACTAAAACGAGATTAGCGGTAATTGAATGGGCGTTATTAGAACAATTGATAGAGTGTTGGGAGACACACAATGAGTAAGTATGACACAGCTGATTTTCAAGAATGGATGAAGTTTGGTTTTGACAAAGGTTGGATTAGTGATGTATTTTGCAATACTCACGATGGTGGCCCAATGACTGATGAAGAAAATCAAGAATGGGAAGAAGGCGGAGACCCTTGTATGTTCTGCGTTAGGGTGAATGAACTTGACTGATAAACCAACTATTGATCTCATAAGCGAGATTACTGAATTTAACGATATGAAAGAATACATGGGCGATCCAGATTTGGATTACGCACTTGATTTAATTATTAAGTTGATTACAAAGCCAGATGTTCCTTCATCTAAGTCTCCAGAATTAATTATTAAAATGCAAGCACTTGCAGCAAAGTTTGCAATGCTTTCAAGATTCTATACCACCTTTGAAAAAGGCGGGGAGAATGCAAAGAAGAAGAACGTATATTACACAGCTGAAGAAGCAATTAATAGATTAGTAGATGCCCTAAAGTACTCTGCTAGATATGGGGCATAATGGGAAGAGATATAATTGCTAATCTTAAGTTTAAAAAGATATCGGATCCAGAAGGATTTGATCCAATCAAGTTTGCAGAAATGTATGAGGAGGCAGTATTAAGTGGAAAAAGACCAGATGAATTTACCCAGAAAAAGACTTTTAGCCCTAGCGGTGTTGGTTACGGTAACGGTAACTGTCCTAGATATTGGTTCATTGCTTTTAATGGTGCGGAGTTTGAGAATAACACCGATGCTATGGGTGTGTCTAACATGGATAACGGTACGTATGTTCATGATAGGATACAGAAGGTCATGGCTAAAACGCCAGTCTTCAAAGCAAATGAAACAGAAGTTACCCATGATGATCCTCCAATTCGAGGCTTTGCAGACACTTTTATCGAATGGAACGGCAAGGAAGTAGTAGGCGAAATAAAGTCTGCCAAGCAAGAAATTTTTGACATTCGTCAAGCTGAGATGGAAGGTCTTCCATATCATAAAGTTCAGCTTCTTACTTATATGAAAATTCGTGGGGCTCAACAGGGTTTCTTTTTCTATGAAAACAAGAATGATAATAGCTTTTTAGTTATTCCAATCAATATGGATGAAAAGAATACTGAACTAATCAACAGTGTTTGGGATTGGATGCGTAGGGTATATAAGGCTTATGAAGATAATACTTTGCCAGAAAGAACATTTACCAAGTCTCAATGGGCTTGTAAAGGTTGTCCAGTCAAGAACGTATGCTGGAAAGATATGAAAAATGAGGAGGGTGAGGTTTATATTGAGCCTCTAGTTCTTCAAAAATGATATGTGCATACGAAGAGTGTAATAACGAGTTTCAACCTAAAACACACAATCAAAAGTATTGTTCTGATGAGTGCTGCAGAACAGCAACAAATCAAAAATTAAAAGAAGCATATTATGAAAAGAAAGCTAGATTAGCTGGAAAAGAAAGAATATGCAAAACAACAGGGTGCAACGTCATCCTTAGTAGATACAACGAAGGTCGTATCTGTGATAAGTGTCAGGGTGCTAAAAAAGAAGAAGAGCGTCTTGCATTAGTAGCGATGGTGAGAAATGTCTCTGGCAAAGCTCGTTAATAAAAAATCAGGCAAAGTTTTAGGCATAGATGCAAGCACTAACAGTATTGCTTTTTGCCTAATGGATGGAAAAAAGCCTGTTAAATGGGGAGAGATCACCTTTGATGGTGGTGATATTTATCAAAGAATTCTTGATGCCAAGCGTAAAATCAAAGCTTTTAAAAAAGAATTAGATACTGATTTTGTTGTTATTGAGGCAGCAATATCAGTTAAGTCTGTGCACACGGGAATTAAGATGGCATACGTATTTGGTGCTATAATGGGAGAGTTACTTAGTGATAATATGCAAGTGGTTGAAGTTCATCCTATAACCTGGCAGTCCTATATTGGTAACAAAAATTTTACTAAAGCGGAAAAGTTGGCGGTTAAAAATGAATTCCCTGGAAAATCAGAAACCTGGTATAAAGGAAAGATTAGAGAGCTTAGAAAATCCAAGACTATTGGATTTGCTAGTTCATTGGGTGTTAAAACAGAATCGGATAATGTGGCGGATGCTACTGGAATTGCGTGGTATGCTATAAATGAAATTGTATGATAGCAAAGACTGGTGTTACAAACGCTATGTCGTAGAAAAGAAAACAATACTTGAGATGGCTATGGAAGCTAAGTGCAGCCATATGACTATACAAAGATCCTTGCAAAGATGGGGTTTGATTAAACAACAAAGAAAATGGACTAAGTAATGAATTTTTTACATAAAGTTTTTCATCTAGAAAAAGATTTAAATAGAAAATTCTATGCAAATGAAATTAATAATTATTTAAATGAATATTCTGATGAATTAGATTCTGAAGCAATTGAGATTTCAAATGATGATCAATTAGCAAATTTTTATTCTAAATATCCTAAATTTAATATTAATAAAAAAATTGGTTTTAGATATGGTGAAGTTGGAGTATGGGCAAGCAATTACGCTGCTTGGAAAAAATTTGATGAATCAGGTTGTGATTATCTTATTTTAATGGAAGATGACATATCTTTTGAAAAAGACTTCTTTAATTTATTAAATCTGTATATGAAAGACCTACCACAAAATTGGGACATATTCTTTTTTGGATGTGCTAACAATGGAAGTAGTTTTTATAATGAAGAAGAGCACGGAATTGGAAGTCCTTATGTTTGTAAAGCTTGGCAAGGAAATTGGCTTTTATGCTATGTAATTAATAAAAAATCAGTTAAAAAGATTATTAAAAGTGTTGAACAAGAAGTTGTAGAAAGACCAATTGATATACATCTGTTTTATTCACCACAACATTTTAATATATATACTTTAATGCCTCATGCAAAGCATGGAGTTCACGGAGTAGAATTAGGAACTACAATACATCATCAGAAAAGAATAGGAGAGTAAGGTGACAGGATATCCAAACAAAGAAGGCGGTTTTCAAACTTGGATTACAGATCTTCAGTTAATAGCAACAGGTGCCCCTTCAGGTAATGCAATCATTAGAACCTGTTTAGATATAACAGAAATGCTTATAAAAAAGAATGTATCTTATGGAGATTCAGCACTCAGCCCAGTTAGAATTTTTGCACAATCTGACAATATTGAACAGATTAAAATTAGAATTGATGACAAGATTAATCGTGTAAAAAACAATCAAGGATTTGCTGGTGATAATGATATTGATGATTTGATTGGTTATTTAATTTTACTTAAAATTGCAATTGACAAAGATAAGGCAAATAAACAGGATGTTCAATAAAAGATCATTTTTTTCAAATGAAGATTTAGATACAAATATAGACTTATCTGGTTGCATAGTAATTCCTTGGAGAGAAACTGAAAGTAGATTAAAAGCTTTTTATTTATTAAAAAGCTGGTATGAATTAAATTTCCCCAACCTTAAAATTATTTTGTGTGATTCTGGCTCAGAAATATTTAACTTATCTGCTAGTAGAAACATTGGTTTAAAAAAAGCGTTTGATCAAGATTGTGATTTTGTTGTTGTATCAGATGCAGATGTATTTGTATCTAAAGAATCTTTATTTGAAGCTATAAAAGTTGCAATAAAAAATAATTCAATTGCAAACCCATATGATTTGTTTATAGAGCTTACATCAGAAGGAACAGATATGTTTTTTAATAATGAAAAAGAATGTATTCAAAAAGACTCTTGGAAAGGTGATGCCCCCGTAGTTTTAAATAACGAGCCTTCAAGTTTAATACCGTCATCTGGAGTCAATGTAATTTCAAAAGCTGTATGGGAACAGCTTGGTGGTTTTGATGAAAATTTTGTAGGATGGGGATTTGAAGACAATGCTTATTTTTTAAAATATTTTGATCAATATAAAAATGTTTATGATTATATTCCTGGAATAGCTTTGTCAATATTTCACAAAAAAGAATGGGATAGTAACATTAATAATAATCAAAAATATTTTTATGAAACATATATGAACAAGGAGAAAAGATAAATGGAGAACATAGTTTCTGAAACAGGTTTTTGGATTTCAAATAAAGACGAAGAACATTTATTTATTCCTGAATTATCTAAAGAAATTAATTATTATATTGTAAAAAACAATATTAAAACTGTCTATGATTTTGGTTGTGGTCGTGGTGAATATTTGCAAAAAATCAAAGAGATGGATGATAAAATTGAAGCTACGGGATTTGAAGGAGAACAAACAAATGGCATATATAGCAATATATTAAAAGCTGATCTATCAAAAGATTTAAATTTGTCTCCCGTAGATTTGGTTATATCCATTGAGGTTGGAGAGCATATCCCAAAACAATTTGAACAAACATTTATTAATAATATTACAAATAGTTCTACAAAACATGCAATATTGTCATGGGCAGTAGAAGGTCAATATGGCCTAGGACACGTTAATTGTCAAAACAATTCTTATGTTATTGCTGAAATGAATAAAAGAGGTTGGGTATTTAATGAAGCAGAAGCTTTAAAAATGAGGCATAATATGCCAGATATTTGGATTAAAAACACATTAATGGTTTTTTACATTGACAAGAGTGTAGATAGTGGAGTATAATTAAGTATGCCTACATATGAATATACATGCATTGAGTGTGATGAAAGTGCAGAAATTACAAGGAGTTTTAGCGATACCGAAGTAATACCTTCATGCACAGGCGGACATAGAATGGTGAGATCTTATAGCGCACCAGGAATTCAGTTTAAAGGGTCAGGGTTTTATAAAACAGATAATGGATAATTCAATAGAGCTTGCTGGTCAATTTGATCAAATGAATAAAGTTGTTGAGGAAGTTCTTAAAGGTAACTCCCCAGCTAAGATAGCTTCTAGTCTAGGACTCACAAGAGTTCAAGTTGATAACCACATTAAAAGTTGGAAAAACTTTGTTCAAGATAGTAAGATAATTAGAGAACGTGCAAAAGAGGCACTTGCTGGTGCTGATGAACATTACAACATGCTTATTAAAGAAGCATGGGATGTTGTAAACGAAGCAGGAATAGCATCAGAGCTAAGCACTAAAAATGCAGCACTAAAGCTTATTGCAGATATTGAAGCAAAACGCATTGATATGCTTAACAAGGCGGGAGTTCTTGAAAGCGATTCAATGGCAGACCAGATCCTGGAATCAGAACGTAAGCAAGATATTCTTGTTGGTATATTAAAGGATGTTACTGCAAATTGTGAAAAATGTAAATGGGAAGTTTCAAAGAGATTATCTCAAGTTACAGGGCAAGTTGAAGCAGTAATAGTAGATTAATGTCAGATTTTAATTTATTTTTAGATGCACTTGAAGGCGATGAGTTTACAGAAAAACCAGCACCTCTTGAGGAATTTGTAACAAGTAAAGATTACTTGGGGCTTCCACCATTATCAGAGCATCAATATACAATGATTAAAGCCTCTACTCAAATTTACAAACAAGAAACACTTATTAAAATTTACGGGGAAGATGAAGGTCGAAAGATCTTTAAGCAAACATGTAATGAAGTAATCTTACAACTAGGTAAGGGCTCTGGTAAAGACTATACATCTACAATTGCTTGTGCATATATGGTGCATTTACTCCTTTGCCTTTCAGATCCTGCCAGATATTATGGTAAACCACCAGGCGATGCTATTGATATTATTAACATTGCTATTAACGCAGTGCAGGCAAACCGAGTATTTTTTAAAGGTTTTAATCAGCGTATTGAAAAGTCTCCTTGGTTTCAAGGCAAATACGTATCAAAAGCAAATATGGTTGAATTTGATAAAGGTGTAACAGTTCACTCAGGTCACTCAGAAAGAGAAGCTTGGGAAGGATATAACGTTCTTGTTGTTATTCTTGATGAAATTTCAGGCTTTGATCTTGAATCAACATCTGGAAATGAACAGGCTAAAACTGCTTCATCTATTTACAAGATGTATCGTGCATCTGTAAACTCTCGTTTTCCAGACTTTGGTAAAGTAATTTTACTTTCATTCCCACGTTTTAAGAATGACTACATTCAACAAAGATATAATGAGGTCATTGCTGAAAAAGAAGTTTTGTTGCGTCATCATAAATTTAAAGTAGATCCAGATCTTCCCGACGGAACTGAAGGAAATGAATTTGAAATGGAATGGGAAGAGGATCATATTGTTTCATACAAGATACCTAGAGTATATGCATTAAAACGTCCTACTTGGGAAATCAACCCTACACGCACAATAACTGATTTTACTATTGACTTTTATACAGATCCAACAGATGCTTTATCTCGTTTTGCTTGTATGCCACCTGATGCAACTGATGCGTTCTTTAAGAACCGTGCAGTAATTGAAAAAGCATTTGCAAATCCTAATTTAAATGTAGATTCATATGGTCGTTTTGCTGATACATTTAAACCAAATCCAGAAAAATGGTATTACGTTCACGTTGACCTTGCACAAAAACATGACCATTGTGCCGTAGCATTAGCGCATGTTCACAATTGGGTTACTATGAAAATTGGAGATCAATATAAAGAAGCAGCACCAAGAATTATTGTGGATGCTGTTAGATTCTGGACTCCAACTGCATCAAAGTCTGTAGATTTTACAGAAGTAAAAGACTATATAATTAGTTTAAGAGAACGTGGGTTTAATATAAAGATGGTTACATTTGACCGTTGGAACTCTCACGATATGATGCAACAGTTAAAAGCTCATGGAATGAATTGCGAAACACTTTCTGTTGCCAAGAAGCATTATGAGGACATGTCGCTTTGTATTACAGAAGAGCGTGTTGACGGTCCAAAAATTCAATTGCTTATTGATGAATTGCTTCAGCTTCGCATTGTAAAAGACAAGGTAGACCACCCTAGAAAGGGTTCTAAGGACCTTTCAGACGCAGTTTGTGGTGCAATATACAATTCAGTTGCCCTAACCCCCAGAGACCTTAACCCAGAGGTTGAGTTATATACGTATGCTGGGGTATTTGCTGACGAGTTAGATCAATTAAGAAAAGAATCAGATGAAAGATTAATTAGAAATAGAACTATTAAAATGCCTGAAAAACAAACAATGCCATCAAATTTGCGGGACTACCTTGGAATAGAAGAAAACGAAGACGAGTTCCCTATTGACAGTATGAGAATACTCTGATAGACTCCATCTATAACTACTAACAAAGGAATAAGATGCTAGGTAACGGCACATTAAGAACAATTGAAGATGAAAATGATATTTACATTTCTTTAACACAACTTTGCGAATATTTCACTCAGTCTGCTGTAAATATGCAAAAAGAAGTTGAAGAGGTTGATCCAAAGAGCAAGCGATATGCATCTGGATTACTTGATATGATGCATACAATTGCAGATGAAATTGTACAATTAGGTAAGTATGAAGCGCAGCGTCGTCTTATTAATAGTCCAGAAGATTTGCTGAAGATGATTGACAAAAATCCCTTCGGTAAGGTAGAATAAACTCTACTGATGCCCCATAGCTCAATTGGCAGAGCACCGCACTGTTAATGCGGGTGTTCCTGGTTCGAGTCCAGGTGGGGCAGCAAATTATCAACCTTCAACTAG